CTGAATCGTGCACTTACAAAAGGTAATGCTGATCTTGTACCACAGGAGTTCAACGGTTTGTATGCGCAACATTTCTCCGATGACTATTCTACACTCAATGATTACATGAACAGTGACAATATTGTTGACCTGCGAACATACACGCTGTCCTCTTCCTGAGGAAGCTCTCCCTCTGTTATGAAACCACCACGTTCAGCACCATATGATTGCAATTGGTTGTATTCTTCAACTGTGTTGTAGGCTGGCAGCTTGGGCACTTTTTTCCACAGTACAATCTCACTTTCCTTAAAGGTGATGAGCTTCAGTGTCTTGTCAAGTGATTCCACTTTCAAAGGTGCACCAGAAGCAGTTGTAAGGCTGTCTGTGTCACGTCCTGTAATAGACTGTGCTTCCAAGGCTTTTGACAAATCATTCAGTTGTTCCTGACTTGTCTCAGCTTCACCGAACAATACCTGATTGTTCAGAGCAGGATTTTGATAATCCTGTAGATTGATACCTAATTTTGCTAATGCATTCATTTTCTTATTGTTTTGTTAAGATTATTATTCCCCAATTTTGTGTACAATTAGAATCGTCCCTACTGGACTATATTGATACCTTTTTCAATTTTCAGTTTCTGAACAACTTTTCATCTACACCTGCTGTTTCAGCTTTTTCAAACGCTGCACTTTCCAGGATATTGAGCACCTGTTGCCGGTTGTTTGTAATTGACAAGGTCTTTCCTGTCTCTTCACCTTTATCAAACCTCTCTACTGGCTGTGCTTTCCGGATTGTCTTTTTCCTTACAGGCTCATCCTCAATGTTTCCAAGCCTGTCATCAACAGACTTCATGAAGTCCTCTTGTTTTTCTTTCATGTCATTCAAGATGACTCCAACAGCTTTAAACATTTCCTGGTTGGTGTTTGTAAGATTCCCAATGGCTTTCTCAATTGAATCTCCATCTTCAGCCTTTTTAATTTTCTTACCACCACAGCCTTTTTCAGTTTCTTCCTCATCGTCCTCATCGTCCTCATCGTCCTCATCGTCATCATCGGACTTCTCAATAGTTTCCTCTGCTTTTTCAATGTCCTCTTCAACAGATTCCACTTCAAATGGAACACCATCAACGGCTTTCTCCAATTGTTCTTCAGTGAGCTCAACAAGCTCACCATTTTCGGCTTTCATGAACAGCTTGTCCATGACCTCTTCACCGTCCACAAACTGTGTGTAGAATGTCATACCATCTTTTTCAAATGGTTCAAATTCCACCTCACCTGTATGTGTATCGGATTTCTCGATGTCATCACCAGAAGTGTCCTCATGACCCATTCCAAGCAGCTCATAAGCCTTTTGGATGCTTTCTTCAGTGACTTTTTGTTCTTTTTTCATCTCTGATATTTTTTGTATAATATTAAAAACACGATTAGCATCATTTGAAGTTATATCTGAACAATCAGAATAAATTTTGTCAAACACCTCTCCTTTTGTGAACGACAATGATTCCTCAGTCTTTTTCTTTTTGCGTTTCTTTTTCTTACCATATGTTGTGACTTTCTCCTGTCCGTCAACATGTTCTGGAATTAATGGTTTTCCACTCTCTTCTCCCTCAGTATCCAAGGCTTTGTTGAATGTAATCTTACCAGAAGCATCCAATGTAACTACACTTCCATTCTTTTGAACAACTTCAGCAAGAATTGCTGTTGAACTTACAGGCTCTTCAACAAATACTGTGGAATCATCCAAATCAATATCACCCTTCATAATCTCAGCCAATGTGTGTTTATTCTTTGGCTGATGTGTGACTGCTACACCTGTAATCTTAGCCTTTTTAATTACTTTTGGATTCATCAAATCCCTCTCAAGCACCTTTCCCTCTACAGAGAATCCCAATCTCCTTGTCTTTGAATTCTTTTCCAGAACATTAGCTAATTCCCACACTTCTTTAGCCATTGATGAATCATTGTATAGGTCTGCAACCATATACAATCCCTTTTTAGTGAGCTTTGTACCTTTCCCCGGCTCACCTATTACAGCTGTGGGTTTGTTCTTTGTCTGGTGGTGCCAATTAACAATACCATTGTCAATTAATGGTTTGATATCAAATCCCTTTGGGTCAAGGAATTCACCATCAGTGTCTTCATCTATTGTAGAAGCAATACCATGCAAACGCATGGTCTCCTTTCCCTCTTCATCCTTTCCTTTCTCTAATTGAGCAGGAAACCAAAACTTTATAGGAATTTCTTTCTTCAAAGTTGCTTTGTTCATCTCATGGTCAAATTTACATTCTGACCATTTCATAACTGATTGCCCAAAAGCAACTTTCAAAGAATCTCTGGTTGGTCATAATAATATGTGACTAATACAGGAGAATCTCCAATATTAACCAACACATTGAAAGGCAACAAATCACCTGCTTTCTCCAATTCTTTCTCACCCTCTTTTTCCATTCTTTTCAATCTTGTGTAGTAATCAGGCAATTCAACAAGATGGTCAAGTGCAATTTCTCTGGCTTTCTCTTTGCTGTCTGTATGCTCCAGCTCTATTTTTTGTCCCATCTTCAGCTCTGCCTCTATTTGCGACACTTTCACCTTATGAAAAGCAGCTATTTGAGCAACTGTTTTCTTGTCTGCTTTCCCACCCTTTATACGGTCTTTGACCTTTTTAGCTTTTTCAATAGTATTATCCTCAATGTCTTTCTTGGTGGTAAAGTCCTGTTTTCCAGCAATTTTAATGAGCTTATCAATAGGCAAATTAACCTTGTAAACAACAACCTCTTCATCTGGATTAGCCTCAAGACCTAATGCCCAACTATGATCCTCTCTCTTCTTGCCTTTTGACTTCCCCATGTATTTTGTGTATTCATAATCCACAACCTCTTCAGCTTTCTTGAACTCTTCCTCAATTTTGTTGTCCAATTTATCATCCCACCAATCTGGTAATGGATAAGTATCATTGTCCTCTCCAGCCTCATCATCCAAATCATAATCTGGTAATTCATCTTCAACTTGATACAACTTCCTGGCTTTTATGTCTTTCATACTTGGAGCAACCAATTTCTTTTCTGACTCTTCAACCTCTCCTTTCAAAATTTCCTCTTTCTTAATGCCCAAATCTACAATCCAATTCTCAATAACTGCTGGATGAACATAGCTTGATTTTGCCATAGCAGGTGTATTATTCAATTGCTGCGAAACAACATTGAATACATGCTTCAATTTCTTATGTATAGCAGCTTTTATTTCCCTGTCTTTCTCAGGTAATGGCAATGGCGGCAATGGATCATTATACAGTACATCTTTTGCTAAATTAGTAGCTACATAAGTGCGCATATCTTTAAGCTTGAATGTACTGAATCCCATGTCATCACGAAAAACATCCACAATTTTCTCTCTTCCAACATCAAACAGAAAGTCTTTCCCCTTTTTCTCTTCTTTGAGCTTTGTAAGGTATGTAGACAATTTCTTTGATGTTACAGTAGCAAGATTCTCCTTGTACGATTTGCCAACAAAATTGAATCTCACAGTCTCCCCATCAATTTCTACATTGTCTGGGCTAAGTGTAGATACACCTCTGTTTCCTGTTACCTTATGCAAGGTCTTGTTTCCAGGACGCAGACCTGTTGTGGACATAATGAAAATTACAGCAGCAGCCTCTGCAGTCTTTGGGTCATCACTATTCATCAATTTCAAAGCCTTACTGCGGGATAAGGCAACCTGCCTTGGCTTGATTTTCTCAATCCTTGACCACTTTTCCCTTGCATTTCTTTCCAGAAAAGCCTTTGAATAGGAGAAGTGTGTTCTGCCTGACTTTGGGTCTTTCCACTTCATTATCCATGTCTTATCAGGCGAAGTCTCATCAATCACAACATCTTTCTGTTTCACACCCTGCGGTAGCCTATCCAACTGATACTTTTTCATCAAACCATCATACCATTGAGGCTTTCTTTTTGTGGTTGATTTTTTGGATGAGGATGTGTTTCTTTTTGTCCCAGTGTTCTTTTCTTTTCCTTCTTGAGCCTTTGTACCACTTTGTACTTTCTCACCTCTTGATTCCAATTCTTTGTGGACTGCATCAGACACACCAGGATGCTTGTCTTTATCATCCCTCTGGGTGTACTTATGCAAATGCTCAGTGGGTGTATCTTTCGCATGTTGAGCAGCAGTCTTTGGATTTTCAGTCTTTTTACCAGTCTGTTTTGTCTGTTCTTTGACTTTCTTGACTTTCTCAGACTTCACCTCTCCTGGTTTGACCCACTTTGTTGTGCGTCTTCCAGTCTTATCAACAATTTGCTTTTTGACAAGTTTGGTTTTATCCAAGGCTTTCATTACATCTCCTGGATTCTCCAACATTTGAAAGGCTTTCTCAATGTCTGTGCCACCAATTAATTTATGAATTGCTTCATCAACATTCATTACTGTATCTCTTTGTCGTTAACAAATATTTTTACTTTTGATTCACGTCCTACAGGACTCTTGTAATTTTCTTTCACCTTTGTGAACATTCCTGTGTCTGGATCATAATCATATCCCTCTGGCTTTTCAAACATCTCACACCTACACCAAGGATGTAAAGGTGGAACAACAGGCTTCCAATCCTTTTGTTTCTTTCCTATATTGCTACCATTGTTCAGTATGTATTTCAAAGGAAATACAATTGGCTCTCTTCCATTCTTTGTGTATAATTCCTTACACTTTTTGCAGGCATTTGGAAGCACTTCCATATACACCAAAGCACCTTTCCCTCTCCTCTTCTCAATCAAATCAGCCTTTCCTCTTGAGAAAGCATCATGCATTATGTAATCTGCTATCCTGTCAAAATCCCTTGCCCAATCCTTTGTCTTTTTCTTCAGTCTGGATGATAACTCTCTTACACCATCACGATTTGCTATTGCTTTTGTAGCCTCATCACGTATGATTTGTGTATATTTCTCACGTTGCTTCTTGTCAACCTCTATGAAAGTCTGTGTTAAATCACCGGAAATCCTATTCCCCAAACCTTTAATGTCCTTGTAAGACTGTAATTTTACTATGTCTAATGAGGCTTTCTCAGCAGCTGTCAATGGAAAGAATCTCCCAGCCTCTAACATCTCAGCAAACTTAGCATACGACAGACCTTTTGCTGCCTTACTGCCCAAAGCATCAGCCAACATACCAAATCTATAGGCTTGTTCAATCTTCCCTATCTTTGGTAGCTTTTCAACATCTATGCCATGTTTTTTCAGAATCCTGGTATCCTCACTCGACAATATATCCTTTCCAACATTTTCAGCAAGAAAGATTATATGTTGCCTTTCAAGAATGCCTAACAATTCATTTATTTGATTTGGAGTCAGATACATTCTTGTGTTCTTTCACAGTTTTTACAATCTCTTCAAAGGCA